CGAAGTCGAGGAGACGAACCGCGCGTCGTCGCTCACCGCGAAGGCGAACACTTGGGAGAAGACGATCCTCCCGCGCCTACGTCTGATCGAGTCGACCCTGTGGTCGTGGCTTCTCGAACCGCTGTCGGCGCGCCTCGGTCGCGACGTATGGGCCGAGTTCGACGTCTCCGAGGTCGAGGCGTTGCAGGCCCCGATGACGGAGAAGGCGCAGCAGGCGCAGATCCTAGTCGCCGCCGGATACTCGAAGGAAGCGGTGAACGTCCGCCTCGGTCTCGGCATCGAGGAAGAGCCGACCTTCGACCTCCCCGAACTCCCGACCCCCGGGACGCCCGACGTCTCGACGCCGACGCCCGCCGCGCCCGCGTCCGTCGCCGAGACCGCGATGAACGGCGCACAGGTGACCTCGCTCGTGCAGATCGTCCAGTCCGTCGCGAACGGCGAACTCCCGCCGGAGTCCGCGATCGTGACCCTACAGATCGCCTTCCCGACGATCTCCGCCGAGGAAGCGCGCGCGCTGATTGAACCCGCCGCGCGTGCCGCTGCCGCGCGTCCTGCGCCGTCCGAACCCGTCGCGCCGCCTGCCGCACCTGTCGCCGCTTCGGTCGCGCAGAACCCCGCGCAGGGCGTCGCGCATAAGTCCGCGAATATGCGCGGCGTCCGTGTCGGCGACCGCTTCACCGCCGAGGGTAAGACCTTCCGCGTCGTGAAGGCGTGGAACGCGAAGAGTCGCGACGCGTCGAAGGTCGAGAAGGTTCTACGCGTCGCGATGCAGAAGGTGTTCCGGCAACTCCGGACGGAGGAAGTCGACGCCGTGGCGAAGTTCTCCGACGTCCTCGCGCCCGCGCTCGCGGTGAACGAGACGCGCGAGACCGAAGCCGTCGCCGAGACCGCGACGAAGGCGAACGACACCGTGACGCTGACGACGGTCACTCAGCGGCTACAGCCGCAGGGCGTCGAGTTCTCGTGGCCCCCGGCGTTCCTCGAATGGGCGCAGAGCGCGCCGGATCGGTGGGAACAACGCGCCCGCGAGATCCTCGGTCAGATCGCGCCGGAGATCGCGGAAGCCGCGTTGAACGAAGTCCGCGTCGCGATCGGCGGCTTCTCCGTCGTGAACCCCGCCGACAAGGAGTGGGTCGAGGAAGCCGGAAAGCGCACCGCGTCGATGATGCGTGTCACGCGCAAGGCGGCGACCCGGTTCAACCAGATCATCCTGACGAAGATCGGAACCGACGGTCTCGCGAACGTGACCGACCTCGCGAAGACGATCGAGGCGACGATGGGTCGGTTCATCGTGTCCGACGCGATGACGATCGCGCGAACCGAGACGGGGTTTATTCAGGAGCAGTTCAAGAACCGCGCCGCGAAGGAAGAAGGCTTCACTCACCACGAGTGGTCGGCGGCTTCCGACGCGCGTCCGTCGCATCAGGGGCAGGGCAGCGTCCGCATCGGGGAGAAGTTCCCGAACGGACTCCTCCACCCGTGCGAGATCGGCGCGCCTGCGGAAGAGGTCATCAACTGCCGCTGCACCGCCGTCCCGTTCGTCGCGCGCGAGGAACTCGGAACCGAGGCGGACATCGAGGAGATGAACCGTCTCATCGCGGCGGGGAAGATCTGATGCCGATCACCGACTTCCCCAAGGCGGGCGACGATCAGGAAGTGACCCTGCGGAACTCCGCGTACCCTCAGTTCGACTACGACTACGCGCTCGCCCTCCGCGACGAGTTCCCCGACATCTGGAATAACGGCGGCATGGAGCGCGGGACGACCGCGTTCACGAACTGGGGCAAGGCGCGGGACGGCGACATGACCGAAGCCGTCGTCGAGTGGATTCGCGAGCGCGAGGCGTGGGCGGCTCGGCACTTCGGAAACAATCGGCTCCCCGGCGTGATCGCTCAGATCAAGTGGGGCGTCATCGGAACCCTCGGGGAGGGTGGCATGAAGGAACTCGTGAACGAGGCGAAGGCGCGCGCGCGCAAGGGTAAGACGTTCACCGCGAAGGTGAAGGCGTCGACGTCCGGCGACGGTCTGTACACGTTCGTCGGTTCGACGCCTCGCGTCGATCGCGCGGGCGAGACGGTCGCCGCGTCGTGGGATCTCGAATCCTACAAGCGGAACCCCGTCGTCCTATATCAGCATCAGCACGACGGACTCCCGATCGGTCGCGCCGAGGACGTGTTCCTCGACGGCGAACAACTGATGTTCCGCGTCCGCTTCGTGCCGAAGGAGATCTACCCGTTCGCTGACACGATCCGGCAGATGTACGAGGCCGGGTTCATGAACGCGGTGAGTGTCGGCTTCCGCCCGCTCGACGTGAAGGGCGCGGACATCCGACACTCCGAACTTCTGGAGTTGTCCGCCGTCGCGATCCCCGCGAACGCCGACGCGCTCCTCGAAGGTAAGTCCAACGTGCGCCCCGTGTATCGGGACGACGTCACCCCGCGCGACCTTGCCGAGGCCGACGCGGTGAAACTGAAAGCGTGGTTCACCACGACGAAGGAGGCAACCGTGAACGAGACGACGACCGAGAGCGTCGCGACCGACGAGGCTCCCGAAGCCGCCGTCGAAGCCGCGCTCGCCGATGGCATCGAGACCAAGAGTCTCGGTGAGTTGAAAGACCTGATCGCGCAGGCGATCGAATCGCACCGCGCGGGCGAGATGGACGCAGCATCCGCCGCGCTCGAAGCCGCCGCCGCTATGGTGGACGTTCTCATGTCGGAGGACGAAGGCGAAGGAACCGAGGTCGAGATCGAGGTGCCCGCGATGGACTCGATCGCCGAACCAGAAGAACAAAAGGACGCGAACGCTCACGCGCTCGCGACCCTGACGAAGCAAGTCGCCGAACTCGTCGCGCGTGTGGACGCGATGACGAAGCCGACGACGAAGGCCCACGACGAAGATCCGTTCGCCTCGCAGGAGGCCCTCGGACGCTTCATCGCGAAACAACTCGGAGGAATCTGACAATGGGCATCTCGAAGACCGAAGCCCTCGCCAAGGCTATGCAAGCCGCACGCGAGGCCGGACGCGCCGAAGCGCGCGCGGAACTGAACCGCGCTCGCCCCGTCGCTGCCGCTAACACGAAGGCGGCGTCGGCGTTCTCGCTCGCGCGCGTCATCGCGTCGTTGGCGTCGAAGGACAAGTCCCTCGCTAAGGACGAGTGGGAGATGTCCCGCGACGTCTGCCGCGACTTCTACAACGCGAAGTCGCTCACGCTCGCGAACGACACGGCGGCGGGGTTCCTCGTTCCGCCGGACGTCATGCGCGACGCGCTCGTTCCGCTCCTGCGTTCGCCGCTCGTTCTCGACACGGCGGGCGTCTCCCGCATGTCGGGACTGACCTACGCTCCCGTGCAGATGCCGCGCCAGTCGGCGGCGGCGACCGGGTACTGGGTCGGCGAAGCGGCTTCGGTGACCGAATCCGATCAGGCGGTCGAGATGTTGTCGATGAACCCGCACAAGGCGGGCGCGGCGACTCGCATCTCGAATACGCTCATCCGCAAGACCCCGGCGGCGGCGGAGGAGTTCGTCCGTCGCGACCTCGCGGAAGTGATGCGTCGTCTCGTCGAGGCGGCGTTCTTCGAGGGTTCGGGCGTGAGCGGTCAGCCGCTCGGTCTCAAGAACATCAGCGGCATCAACACCGTTTCGTTCACGTCCTCGACGGACGTCACGAAGTGGGCGAAGTTGCAGCAGATGGTCAAGGAGATCGAGATCGACAACGCGAACATCTCGAACCTCGTGTGGGTCATGCACCCGACCGACTACCAGATCCTCGCGGCGATCCAACTCCCGCAGGCCGCAGGCCCGCTGCAAGGCTACCCGATCCTCTCGACCGGGAACGTCGTCGACAAGCAGCCGCGCTCGCTGTACGGCTACCCGATCCTGACGACGACAAACATCACGGCGGGGACTCTGTTCCTGTTCGACCCTGCGGACGTCGTGTTCGCCGACTGGGGGCCGATGGAACTGCGTGCAACCTCGGAGGGTGCAACGCTCGCGCTCGCGGACATGACGCTCGTCACCGCGTTCCAAGAAGTCGACGTCGAGGCGTATCACGCCGTCAGCGTCTGCACGGGCACGTCCTTCGCGGCGACCTGATCCGAAAGGAAAACATCATGGCTGGAAACGCAACTGGATACGTCGCCAAGTGTGGCGGCGCGCTCTCGAAGTCCAACGCGTACACGTCGGCGACTCCCGTCAACGGAAACGGCGTCAACACGACGGGCTTTACGCATGCGACCGCGATCGTCGCGATCGGCACGGTCACGGGCGTCGGTTCGTCGACCCTCACCTTCAAGGTGCAGGAGTCGAACGACGACGGCTCGACCGACGCCTACGCTGACATCACGGGCGCGACTACGACCGCGCTCTCGATGGCCGACACGACCTACTCGAACGCGACCGTCGCGATCGTCGTGAACCTTCTCAGCGGTTCGCGTAAGAAGTGGCTCCGCTTGGTTGCCACTCCTTCCGCGCACGCGGTGACGGCTCCGACCGCCGGGATGATCGCGCTCACCGAGGGCGACGCGTCGGTTCCTACGTCCTCGACGTATATCCGAATCGTGGTCTGACAGGAGGCGACGGTGGATCTAACGACGACGACACGGGTCGCGAATCTCGTTAACGCGGGCGGCACGGCTCCTGCGTCGTTCAACACCACCGTCGCGATCCTCATCGCGACCGTTAGCGCGGCGGTCGAACGGTATCTCGACCGAGGTATCCAGATCGCCGCGCGGACGGAATACTTCGACGTCACGAACCAACAGCGGGTGTTCGCTCTGAAGGCGTACCCCGTTTCGGCGGTGTCGGGCGTTTGGTTCGACGAAGAGCAAGGGTGGGGGTCGGAAACGGAACTGGACTCCTCGGAGTATCGGTCGCCCGTGTACGATCCTCGCGGCTTGCTGACGCTCGCGATCCCTCAGAACGTGTATATCACTCCCGGCGTCGACGTCGCCTATAGGTCGATGAAGATCACCTACACGGGCGGCATGGCGGCGGACACCGCCGGGTTCATCTCGGCATACCCCGACATCGCCGGAGCCGTCGACCATCAGGTCGCCTACCTGTGGCATCGTCGGAACGAACTCGGGATCGCGTCAGTCAGCGGCGACGCGGGTTCCGTTTCGCTCGGTGCGGACTCGTGGGTTCCGTGGGTGAAGGTAGTCCTCGAACAGTATCGGCGTCGCACCTGATGCAACTCACCGCTGACATCGACCTCCGACCCGTGGAGTCCGTCATCCGACGGTTCCCGAACATCGCGAAGAAGGGGATCCGACTCCCGCTCCTCGCGTGGGTCGGCGACGTCGGTCGCGCGCTCGCGAAGCGTCTCGCGGGTCGCGACGGCGACACGGGACTCAACCGCCGCACGGGTCGCACGCTCGCCGGGAATCTCATCTACGGGATCGAGCCGCAAGTCCTGAAGGACGACGCGCCGCCGTCCGTCGGCTTCCAGACGTTCCTCGGCTTCATGGACGCTCATGCCGCGCGCATCGCTCGCGTCCACGAACTCGGCACGGTCGGCAAGGGGGGCACGCTCCCCGACATCACGCCGAAGCGGTTTAAGTTCCTGTGGGTTCCCGTCACCTCGGCGACGAAACGCTACGACGCGCCGCTCCTCGCATGGGCAGAGGCGAACGGGTGGATCGCCGGGAAGTCGAAGATCAAATACAAGTCGCGGAACCGCGTGGTGAAACGGGACGCCCGCTTCGGCGACGTCGTGCGAACGACGACCGCGAAGGCGCGCGGCGGGCAGGAGTTCATCCTCCTGCGGAAGGCGTCGATCCCTCCGCGCCT